AGCACCTGCTACATCACCGCCAAAAGCTTTTGATTTCTTAAGGTGGTTATTCATTATAGGTTTACCAGCCGCGTCAACACCTAAAGCGAAGTTCTTACCATCTTTCTTAAATTGTTCTATGCCAGCTAAGGCTAATTCTTTATCGGTAACCACGAACGGTTTACCTTTAACCATTTCAAGAGGTGTACCCGCTTTAATAAGGCTAATTAATATACCTACTCTTGATTTCTTTGTAATTGAATTGGGTTTTTCTAATTCAGAAGCTGTTAAGTTTGTAGCTTCAACCAGATCAAAAGACTTAAATGACTTCATCTTATTTAATTTTTCCTGCTGTTATTATTAAATTTTAGCATTACTTAATTGTATCCGTTAATGCTTTTTGAAAATCAGACTTTGGTATATTATCCATTACCCAATGGTATAGTTGTTTCATTACCTTATCTATTTTGATCAGTGCTTTGCCGCGATTCTTTAATGTTAAGTATGTAAAGTCTTTAACAACTACGCCATTCTTCTTACCACTTATCTTAGAAGTTCTATCATTGCCTGAAGGAGTAAACATAACGGTGTTTTCTTTGTTATTTAAAATTACATGTATCTCACCATTAATTTGCATCTTCTTACCTTCTCCTGTGACATATGAGTACACAGTTTCAGATGCGCCTTTATGTGTTTGCAACATAATGTCAGAAGGCACAACTCTATCTCTATCTGCATTCTGCTTAATCGCAATTTTATAATCGGTTAACACCCATACTAAATGAATGTTGGCAGGGTTATAACCAGCTGTTAATAATCTTGGAAGGAATTGAGATACATCTTTAGTGTCTTTAGCCGTAATATCAAACATGATATTAGGTAACTTCTTTCTATCTTTAAGTTGCCCTAACATTAAGTCAAGTGTCTTATCTTTAAGACCAAGTTTCTTAATGAACATATGAAGCTTAGCAACATCAGCAGGTTTCTTCATGTCTAATCCTTTTATTTCTGGATACTTTGCTTGAGTATCAGCAATCTTTTGAAACACTTTCTTCCACTCATCAACATCTCTTACCTTAAACTTTTCCTTCTCCATGAAGTTTGTAGCAGCAAATCCCTTACCAGAACCAGCACCACCCGCGAGGAATACGATTTGGCCGTCTTTACGGCCATTATTCAACATGATAAGTTTCTCTGATAACATCTCAGATTTACCTTCGTCTAAAAAGCTTTTAAAATTATGCATAAGTATATTTATAATTCTCCTAAAGTATACATCAGACTAGGATCGATGATGAATGAGTTATCAATCATCCAATCTTTATTCACTAATACCTCAGTTGTTTTTGTCGATCTATCATCTAAAGTAAAGGTTACATTCTTATGAATAACACCATTAAAGGTAAAGTCTAACATAACCATAGGCCTCTCTTCTAATCCATTGTCGCCATTTAATCTAATCTTTTTAATACCATACAGCTTCATTGTATATTCACGGCCGTGGGATGTAAAGGTTACTTTATCATTTTTAACTACAAGATCGTCGGCATGCATAACAAGAGTCTTAACAGAATTGCCAGTATCTAATTTGGCCTTCATCTTACCAAACAAATCAAATTCAAATATTTCTCTAACACCAATCACAGTTTTAGCTTTAATCCAATTATCTGAGTTAGTTATGGTTTTAATTACTTTTCTATTAATAGATGATCCAATAGTCTGCTCGATGCCCTCAGTGCCTGCTGATGAATTCACTTCAAGTACTAATGGATTACCCTTATTAGGAATAAAATCTACCCCAACCCAATAACCACTAACGGCGTTAGCAGCTGCTAGTGCAACTTCCTCTTCTTTCTTAGATAGCTTATATTTTTCAGTGGTTGCACCTTGCGCGTAATTTGATCTAAAATCATCATCTGGCACGTTGCGTCGCATAACCCCAATGATTTCACCATTTAATACATGCACTCTAATATCAAAGTCTGATTTAATATATTCTTGTAATAACAAATCAGAGCTTTCATCAAGCTTATATAATAATTGGGTAGTAGATTCTAAAGCTTGCATACTCTCAATAAGCAATACACCGATACCTTTAGCACCACGTAGGGTTTTAAGAATAACTGGGAATTTAGTATCTAGTTTGTTAAATGCTTGCTCAGGGTAATTGGTTTTGATATTATCACCAATAGCAATTAAGGCGGTCTTAGGTTGAGCTATACCAGCCTCATCGAGGATAATTGAAGTTCTGAATTTATCAGCACATATCTCATTACACAAGCGGTTGTTGACCGTCATGATTTTTCGTTTTTCTATTTGAGATAGTAGGTCTAAATAAGAGTCTTTAAGGGTGATTGACCCGCGAACAGCAACGACTGTATCTTGAGGGGATATTTCAAATCCCTTCTTATCATCGATGTTGAATATCTTATTGTCTTTAAGGTAGGCACCTTCAAGGTTTACCGCATAAACTTCACCACCGGTTTTAGTCATTTCGGTGGATAGACGCTCAACAGTTTCAGACTTAACGTCTTTGGTTAGTATTACTAGTTTCATAAGTCTATTTATAAACTTTTAATAATAATATCTAAATCTTTAATATCGCTATACTTCTTTAACTTTCGTAGTTTAGATGGGACTCTACGCATTATCACGTCTTCATTAATAATACCTTGATGTGCTAAGATAGCCATCATTGCAATAACATCACCTATCTCTTTTTCAAGGTTCTTTAAATTACCTTCTTCAGCACCAAAACGAAGTATCTTGGACACCTCAACTTGGACCTCGGCGCATTCTTCAGCTAGGATTATTAGGGCTTCGTTCATCTTTCTTACCTATAACATAATCACTTGCTTTCATAGCATCATCTAACACAAGCTTTAGAATTTCACCAACACATTCGTTGAATCTTGGAGTGCCATGAGGATCTTCATCTAAATAATCAACCACCTCATAATCAAATGAAATGGATTCATCATCTTCATTCAACTTAATAGCATCGTAACTATATACAACACCATGATATAACCCACCTTCTAACTTAATAAACCATTGCTCTTGATCTAAATCCTTCTCAACGAAGGACCACTTATCGTAATCTTTTTCTGCTTTCATAATAATCTAATGCTATCCCTAATAATAAAAACGGTGTCCATATTAATGCTGATATTAACGCAATCCCCATTACTATACCAGCTAATATTAGGATTATCGCTATGTTCAACCAATCAACTACTTCTTGCATCTCTTTGACTGTGGCTTACGTTTGCATCTATAGCTGCCGTGGCTATAAGTCTTCTTACTTAGTCTATTGCCGTTGTTATCTTTGCGTATCTTTACGCCATCAATTGCTGTCTTACTCATTTTATTTCTCCTGTGTTGTGTTTAATTCCCATTTTAAATACTGATTTTACATTAGGGTATTTTTGTCTAATATGGGCTTTGTCAAATCCCAATAATGATTTATGAACACCATTATGGAATATCACCGCCCATTTTGTCATTACAGGCATTATTGATCACACTCTTTTATAATAGACTTTAACTGTCTTCTTAACTTATTGTATTTAAATTCAAAGCCTTCTGCCGTTTTTCTTTCTTCTTCATACAGCTCTTTGTAGTTAGGCTTTTTAGTAAATAAGTTCTTTACCCTTTCTTTATAATTTGCTATCATTTTTTCTCCTCTAATAAATAATCAATGCCAGCTTCTTCAAATAATTTTTTAGTTAAATTACAACTATCTTCCCAACCTGGTTTTATCTCTTTACATTGGGCAACCACTTGTGTAATACCAACTTGAATAATTGCTTTAGCACATTCATGACATACACCTAAACCAGATATATACATTGTAGATCCTTGCAATGATTGGCCATTTAATGTAGCATTGTAAATAGCATTCATTTCAGCATGAACTATTAACTCATACTTACGCTTTTTATCATTATATCTATTAGCGTTATCTCTGATGTTTCGCGGAAAGCCGTTATAACCTTGTGATAATATTTGTCCTTTATCACCTACAACTACCGCACCGACCTGAGTTGATGGGTCTCTACTCCAACTAGCAACTTCATTACAAATGCTTAAGTATCGATCAGCCCATTTCTTAGTATGTATCATAATTTAAAGATTTTATCAATAGCTTGAGCACATGCTAATGCAACTTCAATATGTTCTTTTTGAGTTCCATTCTTAGATCGTAGGTCGATGTAATGAATCCAACTTCTAATAGTTCCATTCATATACATCCTACTCATAGTGTTACCTTCAGGCAATACTGCTCTGGCTTGTTCTTTAGCAATACCATTCTCAATAGCCCAATTATAAGCGCTAAGTGCATTTTTAATAACGTTCTCTTGTTTGATTCTCCACATAGCACTTAATACTTCATTGTTATTTTCAATAGAGTTCTGTCTATTCTTAGTATCTTGTAACCTAGCTTCTCTTAACATAAATGATAGGTCTTTAGTAGGATCGGCATATCGTTGAGAGAACTCTTGGAAAGAAAATGATCTATGTCTTAGGATTTGACGTGCAATATCTCTTGTAGTTTCAATTTCAATACAAGCACTTACCATCTCTAATGGAGACCAATGTTGGTGTTTAATCAAGTACCCAATTAACTTATCAGCGGTCTCTTTATTAAGCTGGTTGGATGGATTACTTACTCTAGCACAGTATGCAACTAAGTCTTTTACATCATCCAAACCTTCTTCTTTAAACTCTTCTGACGGTGTTGAATAACTCACTAACGTTGCTTTTGTTCTTGTGGTGTGTGTTACTGGTGTTGCTACCTTATCTACTGTTTTTATATTATTTGTTCTTTTCATTATACTGTAAATCCTTCAAAGTTGTTAGTGGTACTTGCTTGAACAGTACCCAAATTTAACGATTGTGCAGAGTCTTCGACATCATACAATCTCATCTTAGCTCGATCAATTCCAACGACAAATTTCTTTGTAGCTCCTGTTGGATCGTTATATCTATTCTTTAATTGCTTCACCATTATTTGATTTAGATTCTCCAACTCTTCAGTAGAGATTAAAGCAAACATTAGATCTGCCGTTGCTGGTAGACCAAATGATTCCGAAGTATCTTCAAGTCCTACATCTGAATTACCATAACCACCGCGTGTTGTTTGAGTCGCGGATAGTATAGGTAGGTTATTCTCAATAGCCAAGCCACGTAGCTCTTCAGCAATGGCTTTAACATATTGATATGACCCACCAGCACCGTCAGCTTTCATTCTACTACTAGAACAAATGTTTAGATAATCAACACAAATCAAATCTGGTATGAAGTCCTTCTTTAACTTCAACTCATTAAGTAAGGCTCTGAAGTGAGAAGCATTAGCAGCACCTGTAGGATATTCTTTAACAATCAACTTACCAATACCACCGTTAGCAATCTTATGTAACTTCTTATCGAACATATCTTTACTTAAGTTCTCTAACTGGTCAATAGGTACATTCATCAGATTAGCATCAATACGTTCAGCAACTCTTTCTTCGGACATTTCCATAGATATGTATAACACATTTTTCATCTGTGTTAAAGCACCTGCAGCTACATGACACATAAACAAAGACTTACCTACACCTGTGCCTGCAAGGGCAATATTCAAACTCTTGTTAACAAGTCCACCTTTAGTGATCTTGTTAAACATCTCTAAGTCAAACGGTAAATGTTCTTCCTCTCTATGATAAAACTCATAGCGATCATCGGAGTTATCAATATAGTCATGGCCAATGTTAGTATCAAATGAAACACCTAATGCATCACTTAATAATTCAGGCAATGCATTGTTTTGAAGTGTGTCATGCTTACCATCAATAATATCAATAGATTCCATAATGGCAAGGTAAATAGATCTATCTTGACACCACTTCTCAGTTTGTTTCGTTAACCATTCTGCATTAGTATCTTCAATCACTTTATCCAAATCATTAGCGATAGCAAACACTTCACCGATTTCATCTTGATGGATATTACCATTCTTCTGAAGCTCAACATTAAGTGCTTCAACGTTAGGCATTTTACTATATTCAGTAACAAACTTAACAATCTCATTGAATAAAATCTTATGAGGACCATTAAAGTATTTTGGCTTGATATGAGGTATTACTGTTCTAGTATAATTTTCATCTTGAATTAAGTTACGTAATATTAATGTTTCTAAATTCATTCAGAGATATCACCTTTAATCATAGTGGCATGACCGATTTCATACTTATTCTTTAAGAAGTCTTTGAAGGCTTGATCTTTAAGGATAGGTTCCCAGAACTCGCCATCTAATGCTTTAGCTCTTAACTTATCTTCGGAGACTTCACCGGTTGCGGTGTTCACTTTTGAATACCAACCCATCGTAGGCTTAACAACAAATCCACCTTCAATAGCAGCATCTAATAAACCAGTGTATCGATCAATACCACCTTCCCAAGTTACACCAATAGGAATCTTGCTCTTCTCTTTAACGAATCGAGACTTTTCAANATTAACAATAAAGTTATAACCTTTAATGTCCTTACCTTCTTTCTCTTGTTGTCTACCAATGATCCAAATGTTATCAGCACTATAGTAAATTCCAGTTCCACCAGACACAACAGCTTTAGAGAACATCTCCATTGTTTGGTAGGTATGATTGATTGCAAGCATTGGAATATCTCTCATTGAAAGATATGGTGTACACATTCTAAACAAACCTTTCAAGGCTTTAGCACGTGACATGTCAGCAACACTCTTCTCATTCTTAGCATCTTCCATTTCTTTCTTAGATGCAAGGTTACCAATAGAGTCAATAACAATAATAACTTTATCTTCTTTCTCGATAGCTTCTAACTGATTTACCACATCAAACTTTAGCTCTTCAACGTCAGTGATTGGTGTATGTAATACTCTACTAGTGTCAATACCGAAACTTTCAAAGTATGATTGTGGTGAGCCGAACTCTGAATCATAGAATAACATAATAGCATCATCATGTTTCTTAAGATAAGCTGCAGCCATTAACAAACCAAACGAAGTTTTGAAGTGCTTCGATGGTCCGGCAAGTACAGTTAGGCCTGATGTTAATCCACCATCGGGATCACCGGACAATGCTACGTTAATCATCGGAACTGGTGTAGGTACCATATCCTGATTAGTGAATAGCTTAGATTTGTTAAGGATTGCCGATTCCTTAATTCTACTATTCTTCTTGAGTTTATCCATTATACTCATATATTTCTCCTTTTTTCTACTTGATAGATCTATTATAACACAAAACGCGGTAAAAGTACACCGTTATTTTAAAAATTCTTCTAAAGAACTTGACCTATTTGTCATAACTAGCTTCTTAGATTTATTGTCTTGAATAAGATAATCATCTCTAATCATTTCACATGTCCCTTCTAAATACCGTTTAATATTAGTTGCCATATCAGCTGCTGTCGTGAGAGGTACATTCTGACAGATATGATTAAGGTTCTTTTTAGGGCTAATAATATTAAAGTCTCTAGGCAACTTCATAAACTCCATAGCTTCACGATATGTTAAGTATCGATCTTCATCAGGGTGTGTTACGTTCATAGGAAGATGTCCAACAAAGGCACCTGTATAATCAGATGGGATTTCACTAGTACGTCTCATAAGGTTACCACCACCAGCAATTTTCTCTGCATTTCTCAATGCTTTATCTGCAGCCTTTGGATTACCATTCTTCCTTAACCAATCAGCAACTTTAGTATAATCACTGTGTTTCTCTATATACCATTGGGCATTAACACTTCGACCTGGCTCAAGACTGGCCACAAATTCTTTATGGGTAATACCACCACAAATCTCTTCAAGAATAAATTTATAGTAATGATCATCTTGTGAAGGCACTTTGTTAGATGTAAGCACATTCATTGGGTCAGCCGGATCGCTTGGTACTGATCTAATCATTTCACACATGTTTTGATTAGGTCTATTATAATAATCAAACAACGGTATTTCATCACCTTTCCAAAAGAAGTAGAAAGTTCTATCTCTTACCTGACTTAAGCCATGCAATAGACTCTTTGTTTTGTATATCGAAAAGGTATAACCATACTCCTTTCCAATCTTACGTATCTTCTCGACAACCGGTGAACCCATTTTAGTTGCAAGACGTGGAGCATTCTCACCCCAAAAAACCTTTGGTTGCATATTCTCTAATACATGTTTAGTAGTATTAATCATCCAATCATTAACAGATGAGTCAGCACTAGCAGAAACACTCAACGAACTTAACCCAGCACAAGGACATACAGTATTAACTACGTCCACCTGTTCAAGGTTAACCTTTGACATATCATCTTTGTCTAAAACATGATACGGTACTTCATAATTATAATATTCTAATAAGTGTTTATCGTTACTAGCAAACACATCATAAGATAAAATATACTCTGGTCGTTTACCAAAAGCGCTTTCCATTCCGAGAGTTTCACCGCCGATCAATGGGACAATACTAGCATACTTCATTCATAATCTCCTTAAATACATTATTTGAGTCTTGGTGATCTTTGTAATATTCAAAGGCCATTTCTCTCCACTCATTTCTCATTACATTATCACTGGCTAGTTTATTTATTAACGCTAGTGATTCATCCATATTATGTTGATCAAACCAGATTGTTCCGGTGTTCTTGTCATTAATCATGCGGTTATCAGTAGATCTATGGGTGACTGATCTACCGTACTCAGCGTTAAACACTGGAATAGTTCCGGTACATACAACCTCACAATGTGTATATTCAATAGAACGATAGATATATTTCTCTTTCATTCTAGACAATTGATAACCAAAACCTACTCTTGACATACGATGTAACAAGTCATCATTGATATAAGGACCAAATACATAAGCATCTGAGCCATATTTTAAATCAATGTCTTCAATATTTTCTGCTACATGTGAATGAAACTCACCTAAATTCTTAAAGTCAATAAATGCAGGTGATCTTTCAATGCCTTCCATAGTAACTAAATAACCTTCTTTCTTAAGTAACTCTGTAAACTTAAACATCTCTTTGTATCCTTTCCAAGATGTAGTTCTACCAATCCATTTATGGTGAAGTGGATCTTGTTCTTCAATATCTTTCCAATACTTAGCACGCACCAAATCAAAGTCCATCGCAGGTTGGAATGTTCTTACTTCTTTAGAGTCACTCCACAACGTATTAGTATATTCATCTACGATCTTAGCAAAGTCATTGGTTAATGCATGAGCGTAAATATATTTAGAAGCGTCGATAGCATCTTCCTGACAAGCGTTACGTCTAATAGACAATGCTGAATGATCATGTTGTATTAACATAATATCAGTGGTAGTACTATTAATAACTCGTTTAAAGTTCAGGATTGCATTTTCATCATGTGCTATAGATGGAAGTGATTCAATAATAACAAGATCGGCATCATTGCAACGATTCAGTACTACTGTAGCTTCATCATCCTTTTTGAATTTAACTTCAGAAACATTGAATACATGTGACTTGTTGCGACTCCACTTTTTGTCGGTGAGTGCTATGATCTGNGAATCATACCCATTNTTGTTTAACCAATTATCAAATTCAATCGTGAACTTTGTTACACCACATCCTTCAATACCTCTTCCCATTAAATGTATTATCTTTTTCATTATACCACCAAATCAAAATGTTTTTCATATACGTGGAGATTCTGTACTTGCCAATGGATATCACCAGTTGATAACTCGTCCGGATGATCTTCATGTAAGTTAATGTATTTAACTAAAGAGTCTAATACATACTTTTGCCAAGCGTAATCATTCTTATATCCAAAGACTACATCATTAGATCTCATTTGAACAACACAGTGGATTTGCTTGTTTCTGATATAATATGTAACTGCATTAGTACAGATGAAGTCTGACATACCACCTTTATCAAATTCGGTCCAAACCGATGGGCGATTGTAAACCATTTCAGCTCTTCGTCCATCAGGGTTGTTAACTAATTCATTTCTAACATTAAAATATTGGTTATGATATTCTTTAGAGAATATTAACTTACCATAGTTTGAATTGATATTGCCATGCTTATCCGCAGCATATTTCCAAGCTGCAGGAGCATCACGTTCGTCACCATAAATGTCATTGATATTAGTTGACATACTCTCATACCATTCAATCTCTTTAGCAATATAACCATCAACTGGTTTGCCGAAGATAGCATTCTCATCAGCAATAAAAGAAGCTCCGATTAATTCAATAGTCTTAGCTCCAGTCTTATCAATGGTGAATTCCTCTTTAGCTAAGGCCTGTTTGAAATGTTCTCTTATATCACTTACGTTCATTTTCTTCATTTTGTTTCCTCATAAATTCGTTTAAGTGCACGTTCATCATTCGCGTCAAATTTAGATAAGTGACTACATATCTTTTCACCAAAATCTAAAGATTCACCCATTGTTTTGAAAGACTTACCGAAGCTTCGTTGCGGATATCGCTTATCTTTAGGTTGATAATTGTTAACATAAAACCGGGTGGTGTATTTGCCATCTTTATTATTATGATAAATAGCAATCTTTTGTGTGCTGTCTACATGTGTATAGACTGTTGGAAACTTTATATTTTGTACTACAAACATTATTTTTCTTCTCCTTTATATCTGTCATCCATATCTTTATGTTCATGGTAATACATTAATAGTATTGCCATTTGTGTTAATGCATGTGTTAAGTGGGGTTTGCCTGATTCAGGATCAAGATCTTCTCCCATCCAAAATGCATTGAGGTGTCGTTGAATAGATGAATATGTTCTTGACCATTCACTATAATCTTTCCGCCAATCGTTCATACCGTATTTCTCTGCGCCAAAGCCAAAGACTTCAGCCATTTGTAATAACACTTCTGGCGGGATAAGTGCTATGTTTGGTTTACCATTATCTAATTTCATTTTTCTCCTTTATATATCTATTATACCATAGTTCTCAGTAAAAGTACATAGCTATTTAGTGATTAATTGATTGTTTAAAGAAATGAATTTATAACCCCTAGGGTAATGACTAGGCTTAGATTCATTAAGCATATCCTGTACATCAATAAGACCTCGGTAATAAAATTTAACGTTATCACCAGCCTTTAATAATCTAGGATTTTTATAATTACGGCGTGTTGAGTAAAACACTACGAGGTCTAGCAATTCATTATCATAATTGCCTTTGTATTGATCGAATTTCTCTTTTGTATGAATGCCAAAGGTTCTATGCTGATTTTGAATTTCTTTAAAATCTAATTTAAATCCATCTAATATCCCATCACTTTCCCAGCCTTGACCTAAGCTTGTAGCATCTTCAATCTGGTCATGCTTAAGTAATAACCATTCAAGGAATAGTGAATCCATTCCCAGTTTCTTCTTATATGTTCCCTTTGCCCATTCTCTATTTCTAAAATGAATAAACTCTAGCGGGACTGTCTGCTGTGGCATACTCAATAGCCCGTTCAGCTTCTTTGACAAATGCTCGATTTTTGTACCATTGTCCTGTCTCATTGTCGATCTCCTTACATAGTGTTGTTATCTCCAACGCCGTTATTGGATATTTTTTGCGAAGTGCATTCCCGGCAATGTTTAGCATAATGCCATACATCTTAGAATACCATCCAGTTTCACTGATAAGTCTATATTCATTTACCAGTTTTTTATTTACAAATGGGCAATCATGATAACTTGTCCAGTGTATGTCTGTGTTTGTTAGTACGCTCCTACGATGTGCTAACATTTGTTCCCTGATCGCAGGTGGTAACTTATCTATGAAGCTGCCACCGGTCTTCTCTACATAATCATGCTTTAGCATAATAGCATTAGGGTTCATTACATCACCTTTATTTGTAAAGATGAAGTTGTCTGCGCCTGCGTACGTAGCGGGTATGTAGTACATGCGCGATAGATCCTTTGTTTGGGGATCACCAATATCATTTAATTCTTTATTGAGAGCATACCAAAAGTGTTTGATCTTATCAGCTGGAACATCATTACTTAAGGGGAATACCAATCTAAACTTAGGTTTCTCTTTAGTAGACGATGCCGTCGAATAACATACATAATAATACTCTTTAGTTAACTCCTTTAAAATCTGTTCAGCATCAACATCAACATCTACCGCGGCCCAACCAGCCCACGATACAACGTTATCATTTGCTCTGGTCGTGTCAGGTAAATAGATAGCAGGTGTCATTAACATTGCTGATTGCTTGTCGGGCAATGGTTTCTTAGACAGTGTATATAACATGTCTTCAAACTTTGCAAATGAATCGAAGCTCATTCGCTTATGGGTTTTATTATCGTATATCGATTTGTAAAGAGTTAACTCGGTCATTATACTACGTAAATGAATCCACCATGATTGCCTAAATGATCCGGCGCTGTCCAGCCTTCAGGTTTAATAAGATCTGGTAGTCCTAAAGGATTGGGTCTACCCTCTTTAATACCAACGCTCTTATCCATGTTAGCTTTAAGAACTTTGTTCCAGGCTTCGTTAGCATCAACTTCCATTAAGTCTAATGTTCCAATAGCAAATACACACATATCGATTAGTGCATCTACCATCTCCTCAGCATCATTTGCTTTAATAGCATCTTTAAACTCATCCACTTCTTCTTGGACGCATTCAGCTCTAAATCTAATAAACGATGATAGTGTACTTACATCCATCCCCTTTACTAGTGTGTTAATTCCATATTTGTCATGCATCTTGTGCATGTCTAGTGGCCAATTTATACTCATTATATTTTCTCCGTTATATATCTATTATACCATAGTTCTCAGTAAAAGTACACCCTTAAAAAAAGTTTTCTAAAGTGAATTCTGGTTCTGCTTTCCATCCGATCGAATCTAAAATCGGTGTTATCACACTCATATATGTCTTATCAAATTGCATATCATAATCTATATATGATTCTAACTTAAGTTGCTTTGGTAGATAATCAATGAAAGAGATTACATTCTCCTTTATTGGATTAGGCTTCTTAAGATATGTGAATTTAATCTTGTCGCCTGGTGTAATTAGATTCACACGACGTTTAAGTCTATTCTCTGTAATAAAATTGTTATGAATGAGTGCACCACGAACATGAATAGGTGTACCTTTCGAATATACAGTTTCGCTATCCTTCCATTTATCAAGCTCGTTAACACCACGAGGGAATGCTACTTGCTCTGGTGATGCTGACACGAATACTTGTTTAAAGTCTGCAATTTGTTTTTGAACACTTTCTTCGTCCTTAGTCATAATCGTCGTGAATAAACTCTTTAATTCATCACGACATATCTCAGGGGTAGAACTCTTAATAGCTTCAATACCCATAATCTTTAACTTGGGCTTAGTATATCGAACACCTTCGTTATCATGTACATTTAAGATGTAACGTTTCTTAGCTGTCCAAATACCTCGATCAGCAATAACTTCTCTACCCATGACCATTTTATTAGTGATACCACCCAACCTAGAGTATAAATCATTATAAGCGTTAACAAGGACATTCTCCAATTTACCGCCACAAACTTGATCAAGGAAGTCAACAGGGTTAGGAGGGTTAAGCTTATGTACAAGAGGACCCAGGTTGACGTAAACACTATCAGTGTCAATAGCAATAACATAATCAGTGTTTCCATTTGTCTCCATTAGTTTGTTTAAATATTCATTAAGATGTTTCTCTGCCCATTTGATCGTGGCTTGTCCAGATAATGTTACGGCAGTAGCAATACGTATATCAAAGTATCTGAACCATATATTACCCATAGCACCATACAACGAGTTTAAAAGAAGCTTGATCGCCATCTGATTATTCTTAGCAATAGCTATTCTTTTCTCAGCTTCATAAATTGCAGTCTTATTTGTCTTATCACAATTCTCTAAATCCTGTTGTGCTTTTAACATTTTTTGTTTAATTAATACACGCTCTTCGTACATCTCTTCAATAATACGAGGGAGTACA